AGCTTTCTCTTGATATTCTCGGTATTCAAACTCCGATACTGAAGGGATATAAGGCTCCTCTTGCTCTGGCTTATTTTCCCATTCGATATTTTTAGCTCCGATCTTTTCAAGATCTTTTAAGATTCGAGGAAGTAGTCCGGTTCTAAACTTACCACTAGAGTTGAAATAACGTTTCTTTCCATCCCATCTTCTACTCCTATAGGCTGGTGAATACTGATACCCAGGAACAGAAAATGAATACTTGTCTCGTAATGTTGCAATAATCTCAGGATTATCTGTTTCTAGCTTTGTCGTTAAGTTACCTACTGCCAACTTCATATACTATAATAGTTTATTAGAAAACAACAAGTAATTTATGAGTGAAGCTAAAAAAATTAATGCCGACATTGGCAGTCAACGAGATAAAGCCCTAGATGATCTTTTCGGTAAAATAAAAGATTCCTCTATGACCATAACAAACTTGCCGTCCGGGGGTAAGTTTTACACTGACTTTACTGGCATTAAGATTTCTCCTTTAAAGTTTTTAGATGAGCAATTGATTCTTACAGGTAAGGATATAGAAAAAGATATTGTAACTGAACTTCTTGAAAAGACAGTCGAAGGTATAAATGTCAATGAAATTCTTCTCATGGACAAAAACTACCTTTTAATGAAGCTGCGGGAGGTATCCTATGGTGATGACTACGAGTTTGGGGTTGTTTGTAATAACTGCAATCACGAATCTAAATCTAAAATTCAGCTATCCAAGCAGCTTAACTTAAACCAGATTCCAGCAGATTACGAGGACCCTAGGAAAGTATACCTTCCCAAACTAGAGGTAGAGGCTGTAATTAGACTTCCTAGGAATAGAGAAGAGCCATATTTAATGGACACGGAAACTATCTACAAAAATCTGTATAGGTTTGTAGTCTCCCTTAATGAAAATACCGATCCTGTCTTTATATCTAAGGCCATTGGAATGATGGAAATAGCGGATGTTAAGACTCTTTTTAAAGAGATTACGGTCACGGAGTATGGTATTGATCCTAGGTTTGTATTTAAGTGCGGGAAATGTGGGCATAAAGATACGCTCGCAGTACCGATAGATGCCGGTTTTTTTTCAATGAGCTAACAGAAACTTTAACCTCTGAGGACCTACTACAACAAGCCTACATATTAGTAAGTAAAATTGGTTTTTCTTACTCTGATGTTAAGACAATGACGAAGAAAGAAAGGATGTCTTTCCTGAAATTCTACTCAGATGAGATGACAAGATTGGAGAATCGCTATGATAATTAACGGAAATCAAGTCGTTACTAGGCATGAAAGACCTACCGTTCTAGGCCCAACTGCTCTTCTGCTCTACTTTATAAATGATGGGCAATACACTGATCCCTACGAGATAAGTGGAGTATCGGTCTTTAAGGCTTCAAACAATCAATTCCCAAGCTCAGTCATTAATACTGATGGTGAGATTGACTATGCTGCAACTGGTCAAGTTCTGATGAACTTCACCAATAACAACTCAGTAACGACTAACTCGAACTTTGACCCTAGCAACTACGACCCTGGGGAGGGTAACGCTTCCGGCATCTATAAACTTGATTCTGGTAAATATGCCGTAATTCTAAATCAGCCTTCAGTTCAACCTAGTGGTGAATTTAATCTTTCAAGTTTTCCCAATACTAAGCAAATAAAAAACAGAGTCGATACCACGGGAGATTTCCTTGATGTTTGGACTGTTAGGCGCGTTGTTGGCTCTAATATAGATACAATCATCAATGAGTTTACCTTAACCGAGGATAGATTCTTTGGTGTAACAGAGCCTCTTCTCTTTCGTTGCTCCACAAGGCTTGAGAATAACTTTTTGGTACTAGGGTCTAAAGTAGATCTCAAGTTCACAAATGAGTTTACTCTTGAGAACGCCAATATTGATAGAAGCATCACTAATCTCTTTAAGCAGTCCTTAGTGACCCAACCAATGCTTGAGATTTATAAGAAAAACCAAGACAGAAATCTACCCGCTAGAGTTGAGGTATCAGGATACACAGCAACTTCTTCGGTTATGGATACCACATCCGAGGATACCGTTGTGTTTAGTTTTGATACTGAAGCCTTGAAAACGCACCCTAGATTATTGGATGGTACTTTAGGGTCCATGACAGGAACCTACGTTGCTAGACTTAAGTTTAATGCTCTGAATCAAACGATCGTATCAAACGAGATGGCCTTTATTATACGATAGCATCGTTAGGTAGAGTGCGTCTAGCTTGGTGATTTGCTCTGCCTCTTCCTTGAGGTAGTCAGGTCCCTCCTTAACTAGCATCTCGTTCCAGTCCTTAAAAGGTGAGGTCGGCACTACGGAAAATAAATCACCCCGACACACCCAGTGTGCAAGGTCCATAAACTTCTTTCTACCATTTTCCCCAGCCCCATCATTATCAAATGCACAGACTAGGGGTCCCTGATACTGACTGAGTTGTAGCATCTGTTCGCGGCTCGTAAAGCAGCTTAGGGTCGTTGTTGAATTCAACCCTACCGCTTGTAGGCTAAGGCAGTCAAAGACCCCCTCAGTGATATACAGGGGCTTGTGAGAGGCATAATCAAAAGGGTATAGAACCTGTGAACTCCTGAGGTCTTTGCAGTTAAGATATTTTGGCAACTCCCCATTAATAGCACGACCCTGAAAGTAAAAGAGTTTGTTCCTGGAGTTGATGAAAGGTATAATTAGTCTGCCCTTGTATTTTCCTTCTTTAGCCATCATGAAGCGAAAGCCTTGAAGCATACGACTATCAATCAAGGGGTGGCTTTCGATTTCCTCAAAGTGCTCTGCTTCCTCCAGGCTGGACCTAATCTTGTGTGGATTGATAGGTTCAATGGGCTTGCGGTGACTAAGGCCACGTCCCGCCATAAAGTCTTCAAATACAAACTTCTCATAAGCTTCTTGAAAAGAGCACTTCTCAAGTGTCGCATAGAGCTTTACAAAGTTCCCAGTCTCACCACTCTTGAAACACCTCCACAAACCTGTCTCCAGGTTAATCGACATGTGTCTCTTGTAGTCGTTATCTAGAAATAATGATGGAACTACTAATTCCGCATCATCACTAGTAAGTCTATAATTAGACTGGAACTTACTCAAGCAATACTTTCTAATGTAAGAACTATCCGCCATGTTTATAAATAATATCAGTGCCTCTCGAAGTGACATCATAGACCAATGCCTATGGAAATACAAGCTGAGATATGTAGAACGGTTACCAGGATTTGGTGCCAAGAATGAAGACGCTTTGAATTTCGGTTCTTTCATTCATAAGGTATTTGAACTTGGATACAAGGAGAATGACTTAAAGTCTCTCCTTAGGCTTGCGGAACAGGAACGAGCGACTTACAAAGTCCCATTCCATGAGAATGAGAGAATGAAGACTTGTTTGGAGAACTTTCTGATCTGGAATCAGAAGATGGGGGAAACTGTCTCAACTGAGCAGTCAGTCAGCTTGCCCTTAGACGAGAAAAACGATATCAGCTTCGTTGGCATCATTGACCGAGTGGTTAAGGGGCGGGATGGTGGTTATCTAGTAATTGACTACAAAACATCCAAAAAGGAGAAGAGAAAGAAAACTCTAATGGATGACAACCAGCTAAAGGGCTACGCATGGGCGATGCACGAGATTCATGGTGTCCCCTTTGAGAATATCTTTTGTGCTCACTACTACCCCGTAACAGGTAATTTTGTTGCCGTCAAGTTCACCAGATTTCAGATAGAAAGATGGAAGAGACAGCAAATTGATAAGGTGTGGAGAATTCGAAAGAAGAAGAAGGATGAGTTCTGGGCGCAGGAGAACATCTTCTGTAACTGGTGTGAGTATAAGGAAGCTTGCCCTAAATTCGAATCAGAGGATGTTGTCTGTAAAAGACTGGACGAGCAGCGCGAGCTAAAGAAGTCATTGAGTAGCCGCGTAGTAGAAAGCGTAAAAGATAAGAAAAAGTAGCATCATGCCCAGAGTTGCTGCTGCGCCATCGTCATCTGGTGGAGAGGTGTATCGATTAGAATCTGAGACTCCCTTAGCAATAATCTGACGTACTTTTAGATCTTTCATTGTATTGTCTTTTGTTTAAGTGTTCCTGAAATTATAGGTCTGTAGATCTTAATGTCAATATCTTTAAGAAAACTAAATACAACATCTTCATTAAATCCTGAATCAACTGTAAGAAATTTATTAACAGTTTCTATTTTTAATGGCTTTCTACTATCTAAAGACTTTAATAGTCTTATTTGAAATAAACTAGGTAATCTTTTACCATACTTAAATGACCATTTATCTACAAAGTCACTAGAGAAAGTAAAATTTAATAAATCTATTGTTTCAACTAAATCCTGTTCTAAGCTACCCATATATTTTATAAATAGATGATAGATCCTACTATACAATGTCTGTATATAAATATGAGAAATATTCAAAAATATTACAATGGCACTACACTACCGAGGAGTTGACAGAGAATTTAGGGAAAGGTTGAATGACTTAGACCCTAAAGACAGATTGATCAGGGCACCAGAAACTTCCTATTTAGGTCTTAAACCTGGAGATATGATCCAGTTTACCTACATTACAGAATCTAAGAATGCGATCTACCAGGGTCTTGTTGTATCTACTAGGAGATCTGGTGCAAGAGGGTACAGGTTTGCACGAACCACATATAATACAATTTTACAAGTATTAACAATAGAATCATTAAGTGACCAGTTGCTTCAATTCGTGATAAATAACTTGTATAAGAATAGAATTCTGTCCAGGTATTTATCCATCAAGAAAAGATCTAACAGTACAGATCAAACTATCGATTATGGATACCTTAGAAATCTTGGCAGAGGAACGTCTGAATTAACTGAAGCATTGAAAGAGTCCACCATTTCCAGAAGACTTTTAGGAAGGGAGAATAGAGCGGGTTTGGTGGGTGTTTTAAACAGTGGTAGCTTTAAGACTTTTAATGTTGCATCCATATCTGATCTTTTCTCAATATCCTTATTAGATCCTGACATCGCACAGTAACCATGGCAAAGAACAATCTAAGAAATACACAGCATCAACTGACCGCAAACATGGTAGCTGCGTTGGAGGATTCAACTGACGGTACGAATCGTTTAGTTGATCCGATTACCCGACTGTCTGTTAATACAGGTGACCTTAAGAATGTTCAACTAGACAACCTAAATGAAGTAAGGTACCTGCGTAACACAATCCTTCAGTCAAACAATGTTCTTAATAAGGGTACCGAGGTTGTTAAAAAGGCCGATAGAATCAATGTTAAAGCTTTAGGCCAGAGTGTTACCTTACAAAAGATCATCAACGAGAACTCCACCGCTATCAATAACAGCAGTGTTGGCTATCTTAGAGCAGCAGAAGCTTTTATTGACAACTTTGCCGCAGGTATCAGAAAAACCGAAGGCGGGACTCTCCGATTAACTGAGCAGTTAATTCTAACGGGTCAGAATCAACAATCATTTAGAGATGTCAACAATAATCTACTAGGTGCAACTGGTAGAAACTATGAGGCACTAGGGTCGTTTAACGACTCGGTTATTCAATCAGCTAAAGATTACCAAATGGCTACGGGTGACTTGCTGGAGGGTATTAAAAAGCTGCAAGGGGACATCAACCAGTTTGCGTTGTTTGGACCTGAGGTCGCCTCAAACCTTTCAGAAGTATTTGCCGATGTCAAAGGATCTTTCCAGGGTTTAGGAGAAGAGCAGATAGGTTCATTTATGAACTTATTCAAGGGAGGCTTATCAACCAGACCTACTAGAGAATTACTAGGTATACAACAATTTGCTGAAGACATGGCTCGTGGAGCTATATCGGCTGATGAAACTAGAGCGAAAATGGTTTCAGTTGGCCAGCAAATGTCTGAGGCAACCCGAGGAATGGAGTTTGATGTTGCCGTTGATACACTGAAAGCAATGTATAGTCTTAGTCAGCAAGATGCTTCCAATCTTGTAATGCTTAAGGATATCGCTGTAGCAGGCCCTTCTAACGATAGAAAACTTTTATCAACAGCAGAAGATAACCAAAAAACTCTTAAGAATCAAACTGAATTAGCTAATAAGTATTACGAAAAAATAGCTCCCATGACATTAGATGCGGTGACAAATTTGATGTTACCTTTAATTCAAATTTCTCAGGGTGTTAACCTCTTCGCAGCCGTGCAAACAGGAAGTAAGTCATTTTTAAACTTGGCGGGAGGAGCAATTCCTGCAAAATCCCAGAAGGCGATGACTAAATTAACTCACTCCAATATTTTAACTAATAAGGGGCAAGTAGCACATTCAGCCTATCTTAATACTTTTAATACCAAGAGCACGGGAGCAATTAAAAACTTAACAGAGGCGATTAAAACTAGGATGCCACGAAACTTTGGGTCTGCATTTAAATCACCCATGGGGGTAGGTATGCTTGGTATGGGTGCAGCGGCGTTAGGCCAAGGTCTCGGCGGACAGGAGACCACGGCAGGTAAGCTTCTTGGCAGCGCAGGAGACCATTTGGGAAATGTTGCTATGGCTCGAATGCTAGTACCAAAGCTCCCCACCTCAGCCAAGCTTCTGGGAGGAGGATTAGGGTTTTCGCTGGCAGGCGAAGCCTTGAGTATGGCAAAGACTGGTCTAGGTATTGAAGAGAAGGAAGGGCTTGATGCAGGAGATGCTATGGACGTTGGATCAATGGCCCTTAAGGGTGCGGGAATGGGATCTATATTTGGTGTTGCTGGAATGGCTGTCGGTGGTGCCCTGGGAGGTCTTTATGGATTGTTTAGTGAATACATGGAAGATGACTCTAAAAACTCTAAGAGTATGTTAGAACTTGCTAAAAAACGAGAACTGAAAGAAGAAAAGGAAAAGGCTTCCGATGCGAGAATGCGAGCAGCTACACAGAGATCCGATTTCATTCTTATGGGAATTGTCGATAGGGTAAGAAAGTCGGAATCAAATTTAGCTGGGTCCGACAGTAAACAAGTGGCCGAACTTCTCCAGGATATAAAGGACTTACATATAAAGAGAAATCGAGACGCTAACATGTCAGAAACTGGAAAGCAAGGAGACCTTAACGGAGGCTAACAACAATGAGTACTACAGGAAGAGCGATATATACAGATTTATCTAATCCAAATAAGCCGGAGATTAGAGCTAGGCTACTCCAAGAAAGGTCATTTCTTCTTTTCGAATACTTCGGTTCGGGGGATCAAGTAACAAGAGCACACCTTCCTTTCCTTCAAAATATAACTATTAACGAAGATGGTAAGGCTAATCTTGCAGAGTATAACTTACTAGGTAGAGCGGGTCAACTGTTTTCATATGGTGGTGCTGATTCTAGAAAGCTTAAATTAGACTTTGAGATGAGCTTTCTACATCTTTACCACTTACAGGAAACTGAAGGGTTTACTGAGAGGTTTAAGCAAACTATTAAGAATAAAGATGTAGAGGCTGAAAGAAGGAGATTCACTCCCTCAAAGGGCTTAAGCAATACCCCAGCACTCGGTTCTGCATATAACTATGGCAACCGCGCTAAATTAAACTTCTTTAAAAGTTTAGGGTTGTCTGTAGATCGAGTCAAAGCTCTTGCGGAGACAGCCGCTCGTTATGGAAAAAGAGGGCAAAGCTCTAATTTTTACAGCGTGAAGAATACAGACTCAGACAAAGTTGTTGATCTGATGATGTATTGGGTAAACCTAATAAGATCGAGTGTGCTTAATGACTCTAGAAATACGGTGTTTGGACCTCCATTGGTAAGGCTTAATCATGGTCCCATGTATATGAACTCTCCTTGTTTGGTGGAGAACTATAAGATAGCAGTAGATAAAACTTCTAACTATGATCTTGAGACACTTTTACCTCACACCATAAAAGTTAGTATGTCTCTTGTTGAATCAAGGGCAGGCAACTTTGGAGATTACGCTATGGGAGACCCTATAGAAGGTGATAACCTAACGGGTTGGGAGTCTATTATAAATGAAAATGTTCTTGATGCTATGAATTATAATATAGACACCTCCGAGGATTAGACTAATGAATTATAAGAATCATTTAAGAATAGGTGGATACATCGTAAAACATAAAAATAAAGATGTCTCCACTAATCTCGCTTCATTAGAGTTTCGAGAATTTATAGAGGGTCTTGATAAGCAGGATTTTACTATTGGGACCATACCCCCAGGATATGAACATAGAGCAGATAAAATCTCAAATCTTTTCTATGGTACTCCAAACTTAGACTGGATGATTTGTTGGACTAACAACATTAGCGACCCTTTCCAACAGTTAAACGTGGGGGATAGGATTAAATTAGTAAACCTATGATCACTCCAAACATAATTGTAACAAAAAAGTTTGATACTATGAAGCGTATCTTTTTTGGTCCTCAAAAATTAGGGGATGCAAAAATAAATAGCTTGGATCAGGTCATGCAGAATATAAGAGAGGAAGAATTCGACACAGACTTTTTAATCTGCGCTCCAGGTAAAAACCCTAATCTAATTGAAGCCGATTTAAATATTCCTGCTAATGCTAATGCTAGAGGTTACCTAAACTTAAAGTTTATAGAAACCAATGAAATACTAGAGTACTTTCTCCTTACTACTAAACCTATTGACACATATCTTAATTCAGCATTCGAGTTGCTTGCTAAGGCTAACATACCTTTAGGATCAAGCCTTAAGCAGCTAAATAAATTTTATGTTTCTTTTGGAACAGGGGATGATCTAGGTGAGTGGGCTGGTCCTTTTGAGGTTAGTCTGGGAGCCGCTCAGGTAGACTTAGATAAGAATGTAAAGGTAATAACCCTAGGGTTCCTAATGGGATCTCTTCAGGGGATCAAAGCTTATACTAAAAAATTCCATGGTGCCTTAGGGTTTGCTGACGGCGACAAGATGAATCCTCCCCTTTCTAGGGGTTCAAAGGTTAAGTTAAACGCCAGTGTGTGGATGTCTAAGGGGTTAAAGCCTACTAAGGGACCAAGAACTACTCGGGATCCTTCTAGGAAGAGATGTTTATTGCCTCCCTATGGTTGGAATACCTATATTAGGCACTTGCTTAGAAGATACTTAGGGCAGGTATATGGCGACCCCTACAGAATAATGATTATTTTGGGGGATGATATGGATAAGATATTTAATGATCCTCTTACAGGCTCAGAAAGTAAGGACTTCTGTAGAAACTATCAGGGAAAACTAAAGGAGTTTGGGATAACTCTAGGATTAAAAAAGCCTGACGCAAGTAATAAAGGTGAAAAAACTTCAAGGGGTGGAGGTCCTCCTGAAGTGGTTACAGTAGGAGGTAAAGATGTTACCATTGATGGTCAGTTTAATGTAGACGATTTGGCGGCGAGTAGACTTCGTATGGATCAGCGGCACAGGGGGCCAGAGTATAAAGAGTATTCATCAAACCAGGAGAGAAGTGGAAGCACTCAAGCTATTCAAGAGAAGATGACCGAATACAAAGAGTTATGGGATAGCGACTACTTACTTACTGAGTGCTACATTAGTATGGGGATGAAAATAGACGTTAACCCTTCTGTGAAGACACCAGAGTCCGCTTTAGATCCAATCTTTGAATTCCTAGGAGCTTTAAGGAAGAATCAATTAAGGTCCACTACCTATGGCTTATTTGAGATTAATGATGTAGAAATTAACGATTTCATTAATCAAAGTTGTGGAGGTCCGATGCACGAACATAAAACAAGTAGGTTAGTGTTTGGGGATGTGGATCTTATAAAGAGACTTATCTACTTATCCGATGAGGGTAAGACGAAACCAAGCAATGAAACGGCTTACAAGAAGGCTTTCTCGGATGAGGCACTAGACGATATTGATTGGGAGTCTTACCAAAAGAAGTTTAAAGATACCATACTTCTTAGAGAAAGGAGACAAACTTCATCATTTAAAGAGAAGTTAGATTTCGGTCCATTTACTAAGGAGTTTAAAGAGATTGAAGATCAGAAAGATATTATCTTTATGCATGGTGTTCGAAACTCAAATGTTATATCTGTAAACTTTAAAAAAGATTTTGCTCAAGGAGAGTTAATGTCTTATGAAATGGAATCTATAAGAAGAAATCCCTATCTAAACAATTTTACTCAATTGGCTGTAATTGACGATACATTCAATATCAAGCAGCTAATTGAATACTTAGACACTAAAAAGATTTTTGTAGATGATTTGGATCAATCAAGATTTAATTTGGCAAAGTGGATAGAGGATCAGGAAACAGCAGACAGTGAAGAATTTAAAGAATATAGAAGTCGGGTGGAGGCTACTGATGCGAAAATAATCAACCAGAGCTTAGTATCTAAAGACGAAAGATTTGCTGATTACATAGACTTAATTATTGGCTACAAAAAGTTGCTTAAGAGTGATTACAGAGATGGCTTACAGGTGGAAGTTCCTTATACTGACGATAATATAGCAGACGGCAAGAGTAGAATATTAGCCACGATGGCCGACCTCTTTGAAAAGGTGCAAAAAAAAATCATAGGGCTGCAAATAAAGACCCTTCCATTCTTCAACCAGAAAGCTTACTTTAACAGAGAATGCTATTTCTTCAGTCTTTATAACAACATTATTTCATCTTCTAGGGATAACTCTGATAAAATTCCTTCAACATTTCTTAATGGTAATTATATCACGCATGGTTCGAGGCACTTTATGAGTGCTAACAACGCCTTTTCTGAGTTTGTATTAGCTAAACCGGGTAATCCAGGTGAAGATCCCATTCTCTCTAAGACTAGGGAACTTATTACGGGCGAATCAAGTGAAGAAACGAAATCAAAAAAGCCTCGTGCTACGAGTGGTCCCAATAAGGCGACTTTGCCTAAAGAGGGAAAGAGGCAGGCAATAGCAAACCGACTACAAATGCAAACCTTTGACTCAAATACTGGAGAGGTAATACCGGGAACTGTGGTTCAGTAAAGCCTATAATAAATTGTTATGAAAATTGTAAAAGGAAGAGTAGTATCTGACGTTTCTCCTAACGAGGATGGTTCTTTTTGGATTGAGACTGAGAATCGAGGTGAAGCGGTAAGGGTTGCCTATACGTCTCCTAGTTATAATATTAACAATGGAGGAATCTTCGCTCCTCCTATAATCGATTCTTATGTTCTACTGTATGAGAACGATAATCCTAAAGGTAATGAACCACCCTTTTATTACATGGCTACGATTGTAGATGATCCACCTTTAGACTCTGAAAATAGAATTGAAGAATTTAAAGCGGTTAGGGGTGTTCCTGGTCAATCCTTATATAAGGATAAGCGACCAGTAGGAACCTCCATCGCAAATGGGGATGGTCAGGGATTAGTTAACAAGACTGAATTAAATAATAGTGTAAGAAAGAATTACACAGCCCTTGAGTCAGAGATGGGTGCGTCAATTTCTGCTGGGGAGCAAGGTTGTCAGGTTGTCAATGAGCACAATGACGGAATTGCTGTGCAAGGCGCACCGAATGGACTCTTCCCTTACAGAAGTATATCCATGACTTCCCAGGGTCCGGTGCTTATCGAAGCGGGTGCGTCATACAACGTAACAGTTGGTAAGGCGGGGGATGACATTAATATTTCTAATCTTGCAAATACTCCTGATCTAGGAGGTTGTGGTCTTTCGTCTGGAAACATTAGAATTCACAGCCAGAATAAAGATATTACTCTTAGGACAGGATCTACGGGTGCGATTGCCAACCCTAGGGCAACTCGCAACATAAACATTATTACTCCTGGGGCAGAGATTCAAGTTAATGGAACAACTGGTGGTGTAGTTGTGAGGAGTCTCGGCACGGGTGGTGTATTATTTGAAAGTACCACCATGATTGATTTAAACGCACCTATCATAAACTTTAATGGGGCTGTTAAAATGACTGGAGGTATGCTGAGTATGGACCCAGTGGCTGGAGAGGTATCCATGAACGCGCAAACCCTTAATTTGTATGGTGCACTCGCCGCAAACTTAAAGGGAGGTAATGTCAACGTAAATGGAACGGCTGTTAATGTCATTGGTACAACTCCTCCTGTTGTAGGTTACCCACAGGCTCCTATGTCTCCTCCAACTCCGGTCCCTTATGTAAGGGCGATTCCTGCTATTACACCTCCTGTGGTAATTCCTGTACCTGCAATACCTAGCGTTGTAGTGAGAAACAGTTATGGGGATACCCCTTTAGTATAAAACTAAATATAACGTAGACATGGCAAGTTTCGATTCAAACTCATTTTTAACAAGACAAGCTGGTGGAGAAAACGCCGTAGAAAGCATCGCTCTATCCTTTGGAGTTCCTTCGTGTCTTTTTGAATTAGATATACTGAATGCAAACTTAATACCTACCAGTGTGCTGGTTCCTTTAAAATTAGCAATGGAGGAAGCAGAGGCCAAAACTCAAGCTGTAATTAATAAGATCGCAAGATGGATTAAAGTAAACTTGGGGATCTCTATCTTCCCAGACAGAAACGGTCAATTTGGATTTTTCAGTGGATTAAACAAGTTTGGACAGGACTCAGGAGGGGCTTCGTTCTTGGCTGCTGTTGGAAGTTTGATGGGTACTATTAATGCAGTGGCTGGGGCCGGAGCACAGATATATCAAAACTATCTCAACACCGTGCAGCAGATACAGGATATTAAGAACTGCTTTGGTCAACTTCAAGCGTTCCTAAGTAACTCTGGAGAAGGTACTGCTAGAAACAACGCGAATTACCAAGCTGCCCTTCAGGGTGAGAATGCTTTTGCTCAAGCACAGTTAGCAGAAGCTCAAAAATTTCAAGAGAAAGCCGTAAACGTTATTCAAGTTATTAATACTGTTTTAGGTCAGAGAGAGCTAGACCCTAGCTTAGAGCCTAGGCTTATTGACGCACCTATTGGGGCTACAGAGAGCGTCTTCAGGCTTCAGGCAGGCCCTCCAGAGGCCGTCAATGGCAAGTTCATACTATCTGTGGATGGATTATACTACGACACCTCAAATGGTCTTATGCCAGCCCTCATGGAGTTGGCTAATAAGAAGAAATCTCTAGAAAGAGAAAAGTATTGGAATCTATCTTATGATCCTAACATAGGTGGAAGAGGTAATCAATTAACGTCTGAAAACATTAAGTACTATTTCAATAGTCTTTTTGATCCTACCATCATTGATGAATCGAAAGCTCTACGTAGATTCTACGATGAGGACAGGCTTCTTTTAAGTATCAAGGGTCAAAGGGATAGAAAGGTCTTTGATGTTTCCTCTGATATTTCAGAAATGACCGCCAACGGTTCTGCAACAATCTTAATTGATAACATGAAGCAAACCCTAATTTCGGAAGCGGCTTACTTTAATGAAAAAGCAGATAAGAGAAAGAAGCAAATTGAACTGGCGGTCAAAGCTCCGGTGCTATACGGAAAAGGTCCTGTTTATTCTCCTGGTAAGATACCGATTAATGATTTTTCTTATCTAGAGGGTACCAACTTTATGATAGGTGTAGAAGAGCAGAGAAAGTTGGTTATCAAGCAGGATGATGTTGAAGGGGTAGTCCTTCCTTTAGACGTTAAATACACACAAAAGATTGAATCACCCGACCCAGTAATTGTTGATCATCTGTTACTAGCTGGTATTGCTAGGGGTGCAATTATCGATCATGCTGCTCCCGCTTCAGGTGGTCCTGTATTATCAATAACCGAAACCCTTATTGAAGACAACTTAATAGCTCTTTATAACTTGCTTTCGGTTAAGGAGACAACTTCTAATAGTTTAGAATTTGGTGTATTTAATAGTTCGGAAAATGGAAAAAACTACAACGCTAAAATTGTAGGAGATGCATCAGGGTTACTTAAAAATGGGTTAGGAACCGCTTATCTAGAAGGGGTTAGTGCTAATTCTTACATTAGGCTTCCCGCAGTAAAAGAGCTTCAAGATTTATTATATAATAAATCTGGAGGAACCTTTGAAGCCTGGATTCAAGTTTCTGGATTACAGGAAAATTCCTCATATAACCTGTCTTCCACCTTAGGTGATGTTAGTGGCTTATATAGATTAATCCTTGCTAATGAAAACGTAGGTATGGCTAGTGGCGCAGAGCCTCAGAAAAATATAGAAGAGATGGGCCTTGACGAGGGAACCTCTTTTGTCAGAGGTATGATCATGGGCTTCACTAGAGACCGCAGATTTGCAGGCAGAGGAACTGTTGGACGAGCCGCCAGTAATGAAGACTTTGATAATCCTGCTTCCGCAGCAGCATTTGTTATAGCTCCCACACAATCCTATAACTCTTCTAGTCTTGGGTTTATTAATAAAGAACCCTGTAACGCGAACAACACGACTTGGCATGGTCTCACGATTCCAGTAAGTTCTATGGTTGAAAGCGTTGCTTTTACTGACTGTGGTACCGCCTTCTGTCACTTAGCAGTCACCTTTAATCCTGCAATCGATAAGGTCAGTGTTTACTTAGATTCTAAACTTCTTTCTGTTTCTGGTTACTACGATACCTTTGGAACAGGAAGGAGGCTAGCTCCAAAGATACCCTCCTTAACTCTATCAAGTTCCTTCGAGTATTCTGGTGAAGGACCTAATCTAGATAGATTCTTTACTCCTTGGATTGTTGGAGGGGGCTATACCGATGGCTGTCCTGCGGGAATTGGGAAAGATCGGTCTATTGGAGGATTCACAGGAGGAACCTACGGGGGACTCACCAGTGGATTACAAGGAAAGGTAGGTGGATTAAAGTTCTACTCTAAACCATTAACTAGTTCTGAAGTGACTCAGAACTATAACGCTAATAAGAATTTCTTTAAATTTGTTAAACTCATATGACCGTTTCTGACACAGTAAAAGTTTATGGCAAAGTTGCTCCGAGGTCTGCTACCTCAATCGTGGATAATAAAGTTGTTGAGCTTGCAGGTCTACGATACCCTATTCCAAAGTTACCCGAAAGAGGCTACTTTTCTAAAGCCGTAAACGTAAAGCTCGTTAGGTCTGGATTAAGGGATGTTATTAGGACTGTACCTGGGGAGAGGTTCATGCTGCCAGATTATGGTTGCAATGTTAGAAACTTTTTGTTTGAACCTTTAGATGAAGGAACTTTTTTAGCAATAAAAGACGATGTAAACACCAGCATTCGTAAATACCTAAAGAAAGTTACTATAGGTAAACTACAGGTCCTTAAGTCTGGGGAAACTGGTTTAAAAGTAAACTTATACTGTGCTTATAATGACGCACAGGTACCCTACTTTAGAGTTGGAGTTAGAGTCTAATGGTCGTATTCTCAGGAACAGTACAGTCGGATTACCTAAAGTATTTACCAACACAGTTGGAGAATAAAGTTAAACTTATAGACTTTGCAGCCGCCGACTTTAAAGGTTACAGGGATAACTTAATTGAGTATGTAAAAGCTACTTTTCCTTTAGATTATAACAATTTCGAGTCTTCTGACTTTGGTACTCTTTTAATTGAGCTTATGGCGGCTGTTGGGCATATTCAATCTAACAAGGCCGATTACCTAGCGAATGAAAACTACTTAGGAACTGCTAAGAGCAGAGACAGCGTAAAGAGACTGTTAGAGCTTATTGGAGTTCGTATGAAGGGTCCAATTTCATCAGCGGCAGACGGGCAAATTCAAGCCGAAACTAGTGACTCATCAGTTACTTCCATAGAGCTTTCTGAAGATCAAAGAACTTTCACAATAACTTCTCCAGAGGATGGTGGTAGTCTTAGCTTCACTCTTTATAAATTAAACAGCGATGGAACGGTAGACCTCGACAGGGCGGCTACTGATTTAATTGTTAATGCGACAGTTGATTCTTCGGTAGTTACAGTATCAGACTTAGTTATACAGGAAGGGGCTTTAGTCGTAGAGTCTGGTATCTTTAATTCTCCTGATAGTATTAAAGAAGTTCAGTTAGGTCAGGCACCATACATTGAGAGGAGTGCCCAGGTCTTTATAACTGGATCAACAGCAACTCAAGGAGTTTACAAAGAAGAAGACAACATCTACTTTGCATCAGGAGGTACTGATAAGGTATTTCAAATTTCCACAGATGAGAATTTTAGAGCATCTCTCTTGTTTGGAGATAATAGCGTCGGACAAGCACCGGCTGTAGGAGATCGTTACACTATAACTTATAGAATTGGAGGTGGTTCTAGGGGTAACGTTGCTGAGAGCTACATAAATGTTCCGGTAACGGTGACTTTAAAGACTTCTGACACTCCAGATATAACAGGCGTTGAAGGAACTTTAGAAAATACGAGTTTAGCAACGGGTGGTAGAAATGCCGAAACAATCGAAAGTGCTAAAAGGTATGCTCCACTTTACTACCGCAGTCAAGATAGGTTAGTGACTCTTGAAGACTATAAGGCTCATGCTAATAGTTTTGCATCTAATTATGGATCTACAGGGAAGGCTGCTGCTGTTGTTCGTAGGGCTTTTTCTTCTGCTAACATGATCGATCTCTTTGTTCTGGAGAAAGCCTCAGATACCCAACTCAGAAGAGCAACTCAAGAGTATAAAAAACAGCTTCTGGAATCTATCCAGCCTAAAAAAATGCTAACAGACGAGGTTGTGGTAGTTGATGGCCTCATTAGAACTTTAGATCTTTTCTTAGTTCTAACCCTAGACTCTAACTATAAACTAGGTCAAAATCAGATCATCCAATCGGCTCGGGAACTTACTCAAAAGTATTTTGATGTAGGCAATACTGACTTTGGAGAAAGCTTTGTTCCACAAGATCTCATTAGGTATATCTTAGATAATGAAACTAACATAAGATATGCTCGCGTTGACAATGTGGAATCTCCAATTAAAGTTGGATTCAACGAAATTATTCAAATGAATAACTTAAATATAACTACCTCCTTTGTCTAATGTCTGGAAAGAGCTACTTACTAAATAAGAACTTTCATAAGCATAACTATTTCGATGCTTTTAAATACATTGTACCTGGGTATATGTATGAGGATGATCGAGAGCATTCACCCAAGGCAGATGATCTAGCAGACGTTATTATTAATTCCAATATTAATTTAGCCAGTAATATATCAAATGTTATCAGTGTTAGTTCCGTCGCTGGAGGATCATCAGAAAATCTTAATACCTTATCAGGTATTACTCCTTATTTCGTAAAGCAAAATAATCTTACTAATATAACAACTCAGGACTTCGAAGATAATATACTCCTGCCTTTGACCAATAAAAGGATGAGCGAGTTCACAACAATAGAGAGTTTTAGCTCATTTGTGGATGGTACACTCATACCTGTTACCAAACTAAACAATCCTAAGTCTTTAGCTACCTCGACTCCAGCCCAAGTTCATAATTACTTGGTCACTAATATGTCTTGGTTATATTTCCTTAACACAACTGGAACGAGCTACGACCCTTCTTCTTTTGTTTCTAACTTAATAGTTAATAATGTTTTTAAAGGGAAGAAAGTAACAACCTCTGATGGTATTCAAGGGTTGATGGAGTATGTGTGGAGAAATAATCTAGTAGATTATTTTCCTAATAGTTACTTTGCCGCTGGGAGCCGTTATGATCTTAGCGGAACTCAACAACTAGACAAGCTTAAAACTTGGATAGATATTATTTATTCTCCTTTATATGCAGACAACTCAGACTTCAGAGTTAGGGATAAATTTGAAACGTTTATTGATGGCAATATTAAAACAACAAGAAAAGTAGAGGATGGTCCTTTCGTAAGGTTTTTAAGAGCTTTATCCTTTCTAGCTTATGATGTTGATAACTTATCTGAGAAACTTAATACCATTTATGATCTAGAGGATTGCCCGGATGAGTTCCTCCCTCTTGTTGCTAAATTGATTGGATGGGATCTTTTCGGAACCGACCCAGATAAGTGGAGACTACAGCTTAGGAATGCTACTAGTATTTACAAGTCTGTTGGAACTAGGAAGGCATCTCAATTCGCTTTAAATACAGTCTTTCCCAAAGACCAATTTCCTATTGAATCAAACATAACTGAATTGTGGGAATCCTATGTTCCTTACATCATTTACTATGCTTTAGCTACGGAGTCAAGTTACTTTAAGGACTATTCCACCTGGACACCTAATCTGTCTTTGCAAATGGGAGTTCAAGGTTATTCCACCTCTAGTATGGAGGGTAATTTAGCACGGGCTACTGATAGAATCATTTATGAGATTTTCCTTAAATTCCCAGACAGCTTTAACATTCCAAATCAGCAAGATGGGTTTTCCTATAGAGGTACCAACAGTGTTATGCCTCCTTACGAGGAGTATCCATACTATGTTAACGTAGAGCTTAACAAGAAAATGATTGACTTTATTGCTGATCGATTGGCTTGTTTTGGAGTTAGCAATAAGTTCGCAATAGATGTAAGCGGATATCTTACTGAGTATGGTTTAGATTCGAATGATGAACCTCGTGACGGTTCCTGGTTATTATTTACCCCTGGATACAACAATCCACCAAACTTTTCAGATATGGTGGATGAATCAAATAGTAAAAATGTAAAGTACTTATCCTTATGGTCTGGTAAGTCTTCACATTTCAAACTAGCATTGAATGCTTCTGATTACGACTTTACAAAAAAGGGATTGATCACAACGGATACCGGGGATGCAGTTGTTATTGCTTCTCAGATGGTTCGTAAATTTGCTCCCGCTCACTCAATACCTTTAATAACACTTGAGTTATCTAATGAAGTTGACAACGTTAATTATAATGACAACTATCATTTACCTCTTGTAACTACTAACTTAGAAGAATCTAAGTCTGGAGGTAACAATAACTATGGAGCCTCAGGTCTTTTTGTAGGGTCTTACAAGAGAGGTCACGGACGTGGATCACAGCAGGTTCTTGAAAGAAAAGACACACAGTCGGCAGTGTCTCCTAGAATTCTAAGTGCAAGCTCTATGGCAGACTTGCCCAGAAGATCATCCAGGAGACGAAGTCTTAAAAATGCAATGCCCTTCCATGGGTATTACGACAGGACTGGGTTTAACATGCCTAACTCCTTCGAGATGGACGCATATCGTTTAAGCGCAGCACCAGAAGGTGCCATTCTGTTAGGCTATAACCCCTCGTCAGCGTCTTTCACTCCGGTAAGTAGTTATATAAATTTACCTCCCATATGGTCACACTGTGAGGATTTAGATTCTACAAATTCATATTATGGATATGCTGTAAATAAAACAATGCCTGTTAGAGGCATCTCCTTTTCCCTATCTAGTGTTCCTAATGACCGAGGACAACTTCCTGATATATATGCAGCTATGCATAATATATCTGAAGAAGAGAAGATTTCTAAAGCTTTTATTCAGTATGGACCTCCTGCCGTAAATAAGGAAATACGTAAACTTGAGGCGATGCCTCGAACTGCTGAGGTTCAGGAGTCTCTACAGAACTTAATAGATGAGCTTAACTTGTTGCCTGATTCCTTCTGGACGAACTTGGCTTCTCAATATACCAATCTAAACATAGATGGGTATACTTTCCCCAAGGATGTTAATGATTACTACAACTTTGACTTTGGGAGAGATCTTTGTAACCTCTACAGAATTTATACGCAGGACTTCCATCAGCATACCTTAACACCTAGGTTCTTATCTACGGATGGTCCAAATATTATATCACATACTTATGGTCCCTTATTGTTTAATCATGACTTTGATTTGCTTTATAACGACGCTGCTGGATCTTTAATTACTACCTCAATAAGTGATGTTAAAGAACTGAAGTCTGAAGAGGCTCCCTTTAACTCAGTTTCCTCCTATGTAGCAGATGGTCCAAACGATATGTATGTAGAGAAGCCGGAGTATGTTTTTTCCGCGCTTATTAAGGGTGTAGAGCTTATCCACACTAGTGGTGTTAGGAGTGATGAGAACTCATTCTCAGTGTTTAGGGTTAGCAAAAAGTCAATGAAGCAAGGGGATGATCCTTACATGTTTGGGAAGACGTTTATCGTCTCTAAAACGAGTGTAGGAGCAATGCCTAGGATTCGACTGGATGTTTGCAAAAAAACCCTTTGGGATGGAGGAGGGGATTATCCTCTAAATAATAACTTCTTACTTCCTGACCATGATTATGAATTAAGTCTTGATACTCTTGTAACAGACAATACGGGAAGAAACTTTGGTGGAAGAAGCGTCGGGGTGTGGATCCATACAAAGCCAGAGGGTGGTAAAATGTGGACTTGCAAACCCAATGGAGAGTGGATTCAACATGGAGCATCAGTTACCAGAAGCCAATTATTAAATACATATAGTAACGTATTTCAGTTCCCTGTTTCGATAAAGCCACTTCAAACTAATCCTACCAATGATGACTTTAAATGTTTAGATGTTGTGGCTGGAGAAATCAGAATTCCTGTTACTAAACTTAGTCAAAAAGACTTTAAAAATTATACTATAAAATTTAATACTAGAAATAGAACAATTATAGAGCCTCAAGATTATAAAGTTACATTTGGAGATGTACATACTAAAGATCAAAATTATGTTATAGAGGTGTTCCTGCTGCCCGGAATCCAGTCAGAGAACTTCTTAGTGTTTGATAACGTATTTGTTAAAGACTTAACAATGAAGAAAATGTCTGAGAGACATCTTATTGGACCCAAGGCAAATCCATTAATTGAGTTAAACGTAGACCCAAGTAAGGGAGTTGAACATCGATATGAAGTGTCTAAGGAAAATCTTTTAACCATATTTAAATATTTCAACATACTCTCAGGCAAAAATCGAACGACTAGCACCACATCCAGAGACTCTACTAAAACTGAGTCTATAATGGGTAAGGACGGCGGTTCAAAGATAACTTACAGATACAAGACTACATGGTTCAACCCATCGTTCCAGAATGGAACTCTTGATGAGATAAAAATATTCGAAGCCAGTGGGCTGTAATTGAGGCATAATGTTTGTAGACGGATTTGGAGAAATACTTACCGATATACTAACGGTTAACCCTGCATTAAGTAGTGTCAATACTCACTTCTTAGATGCTTCTAACTATACCTTCCAGGCTGTGGCCCTTGGGAAAGACGCAGCCGGTTACAACTTTCACGCTCATAGCCCCAACAGTATAACCCTTGAATACACGAATGGCGTAGTAGCATCTGGTGTAAGTGGTGCTACTTTCAATAATATTAATGGAGACAGTGGTCAAAATGTCATAGCTAAGAATTTTATTAATGCTGGGAATTATGTTAGCTCTTACTTAGCCAGTGCTACTCAGTTACACTTTATAGATACCTATGATTCCTTAGCTATTTACCCATCTCCCGAGCATACACGACTTGAATATGCATCAACCAGAACTACTACGGCATCCTCCTTCTCTGCTACCCTGCCTGACTTAGGTCATTACCCTAACGCCTACATGGATAGTTCGGTTAGTAGTGCTTGGAATGTTTTGGGAGCATATGCTCCACCCTCCGACGCTGGTCAAAGATTCATTCTAATTGATAGAGGTGGAAGTCAGATAGCCAGTGGTATTCTTAGTGGAATGTATAATCACAATAAGGTTGTGGATAAGGATGGGTTTATAAAGGTTAGCCAAGCTAGTGCCCTCGCAAGGACAAATATTCTCTCTTCTCTGGTAGATGGGTGTGTGATGTTTAGCTCTGTTGCGGATGGTATAAGTCCTATATCTGGGACAGCCGCTATGGCAGTCGTTCCTCAACATGGGGATGCGGTTACCCTAGCAATGTTTGGAGGAGTAAACCATATAGGTGTCTACTGTATCGACGTTAAAGCTATGCTGGCTGCATCAATAGATCCACCATATTCTTGGAATCATCTAAACAACCTTCGTGTCGGGAATGAACTAAATAATAAGAGAATCTATAAGTTGGTCTCAAAAGCTACCTTTTGGGATAATCTTATGATTCATTCAGATGCCGGGTTTACTGGTCACGATGAGGCAGGTGAAGGTGGTCTTCAACGTGGCTATAATATGGGGTCCTTAACTAATAAAGGCCCCACTTTCGTAATAAAATTTAATTTCTTTTAACATGTATAAATCGTTTGTAGATAAAGTTAATATGAGAGGTCATCTCACTATCCATAAAGTTGCAAACGGTGAGGAGGAGTTGGTCTATGATGAAGCCAACGTTATCACTTCTGGATTTGGATTCAACCTATCTCAATTATACGGGTTAGTAGGGTCCGATGACATTACCGATTATCAGATTGATAGATTTCAATTGGGACTTAGTGGCACCTCAGGCCGACAGGTAAGTTCCACCTATGAACTTGGGGAGCCTTTATCCTCAGTTCAAGAGTATGCGGGTACCGGAGACAGTAACCTACATGCATTTATTGAAAAGCAATACAAGAATGATCTTGCGACATCCCCAGATGCGGTCTTTTGTAAGATACCCTTCTCAAAGGTTACCAGGATTGATGAGAGATCAGTAAGGTATACAATATTTATTGACGAAGATTCTTGTAACGACCTCGAAAGAGAAAAGTCGGGTGGTAGTAGTAATAATGGAGCGGCCTTAAATGAAATTGCCTTATTTACCAGGAACCCTACCGGGACTCTTGCTAATGAAATTTCTCCCATGGCCGCATACAGATACTTTAGTAATATTAGAAAAACATCAGACTTTGGGTTGGTGTTTAGATGGACAATAACTTTCGGATAATATGTTAAACCCAAGTGACGTTTATGTTCAAGGTGGATCAAGCGACCTTCTAGTTTG